ATTTTTCTTCCAAAGACGTGTAGTCCTCTGACAACGTCTGCGAATGAATCAGGGTCTCTGATTAATTCTGTTTTTGCTATATGATTTACAGTTGCAACTCCTGACATATGTCCATATAAGAACACATGCTCATTTGCTCCAGCAGAGCCAAATGTGTGAGATGCAGCTGAACCGCCAGATACAGCAATTGCATTTGATGAGTACATGTTAAAACCAAATAATGGTCTGTCTGTGACTTTACCATTTCTGATTTGTGATGCACCACCATCGTTCATTACTGACTGGTCAGATAGTTTTCCGCCTGCTTTTCTTAATTGCTCAAAAAATTCAGGTGAT